GCCGAAGCCGACAATACTCGGGCGGATACTCAATTATCAAAAGAACAAGCTCGCCTGGATGAAGAAACCAACCGGAACGAAAATCGTAAGGATGCGTCTGCCTCGGCAGATCTGGTGCGCATGGATGAGGAAAATGATGCTAAGAAGCTGGTAGCACAAGCGGAGGCGACACGAAAACGCAGTCAATCGGGAGATTAAAATTATGGCGGGAGAAGGTATATTAGATGATTTTAAGGCGAAGCAACTGGAACGGATCAGGGAGATCGAAGTTTATCTAGGTGCTGGCCGTTGTACTAATTGGGATGAGTACAAGAAACTGGTCGGGCAAATCAAGGGCATTAAGTTTAGCCAGGATGATTTAAGCGATATTTTACAGCGTTATCAGACAGATGAAGGGGAGATAGAAGATGAGTCTAATTGAAGAAAGTGCAATTGATCCGGTTGATTTACCTGTAGCGGTAGGCTGGCGGATCCTGATTGAACCGATCCAGATTGACGATACGACCGAGGGTGGCATTGCATTGCCCACTTCGGTAATCGAAGCAAAAGAGTATTTACGCTATGTGGGTAGAGTGGTTGCAATGGGGCCGCTTTGCTACAGACATGCGAAATTTGTGGGTGGTGTTGATTGGTGCGCGGTGGGTGATTGGGTTGCCTATGGACAATATGCCGGGCAAACCATTAATATCCGCAACAAAGACGGTGGCTTGACTGAACTCAAGCTACTGAATGACGATGAGGTTATGTGCAAGCTGCCTAACCCTGAGTCTGTTTTAATTTACGCTTAACCGGGAGAGATACAATGAGCCAGACTGAAGAAAGTATTGAACAAGCCATACAGGATAAAGGCTTGAATGCACCACGATTGAAACCTAATGACATTGATGCCGTTATTCTTGCTGTTCAGCATCATGTGTTTCCAGGCAGTCAATTAACGGTGTGTTGTATTACGTTGAAAAATGGATTTACGGTGACAGGTGAGAGCGCATGCGTTAGCCCTGAGAATTTTGATGCTGATATTGGTGAGAGAATCGCTTTCGACAAGGCCCGTGACAAGATCTGGGCGCTGGAAGGTTACTTATTGAAGCAAAAGTTTTTTGAATCACTTTAACCGAAAGGGTTAATGAACCTGGAGAAATAAAATGGCTTTAGAAGATATGCCGGAAGATGAAGAAAACCAAACTGACTTGAATGAGTTAGCGCCCGATATGCCTACCGATGAACTGGTAGAGGAAGTATTGGACGAAGTGTTTGATGATGAGGCTGAAGCGGGTGAAATCGCGGCGGCTGGTGAAGAAACTGAAGATGATGATCTTGGCGAAGAAAGGACAGCGGTACAGATTGCCAAAGATGATCTGGGTGAGGAAGTCACTTACGGTGAGAAGGTGCAGCGCCGGATCAATCGCGCAGTTTATGAGCGCAATACTGAACGTGATCGTGCCAACACAGCGGAATCCAAGTTAGAGCAATATGAGCGTGAAGCGGCTGAACGTGAGGAAGCGGCTGAACAGAATGATGAAACCGAGACTGAGTATCAGGAAATTCTGACTCAAGGTGACGTTGAACGCGAAGATTTGGTGAATGAACTGGATGAAGCTTTCGAGGAAGGTGATTCCAAGCTGGCTGCGGAACTGACTGGCAAAATATCACAGCATGATACTGATGTTGCCCAGTTCAAAACTGCAATGGAAAATGCCACAGAGGGTGAAGATCTTAATGAGGAACATGGTGAGGATTCCGGTGAAGAATTACCGCCATTAAACGCATCGTCTGATAGCTGGATCCAGTCTAATGAGTGGTACTTGAAGCCTGAGAATGACTCATTGGCGCGACTGGCTGAGGGGATTGAAGATAACCTGAGGGCTGAGGGTTATGATTTAGGGGAAGAATTATATACGGAATTGGATAAACGCTTGTTAGCGGCTGCGCCCAGGTTAGCGATAATGAAGGGTGGCACTGATGATGAGTCCGAAGAAACTGAGGCTAGTGAGCAATCACAAAAGCCTAATAAGCCGAAGCCTGTCGTATCAGGTCAGTCTAGCGGCGATGCAGCAATGCCAGCGAAACCAAAAGCTGGTCAAATAACGAAATCTGACCTGACGCAAATGGCCAAATATGGCTTTGATCCAAACAGTACAGTCGATAGAAAGAATTGGCTGAATAGAAACGCAGCACTCTAAGGGAGTCTGAACAAATGAATGACCAAGTAAATGATGATGATCGTGGTTCGCGGGATAACGATAGCCGTGAGGGTGATGTTATCCATGACGAATACGATGATGAATGGGAAGAGCCTTCCCTATTGGCAACTGATAATGTACCGCCCCGCCCTGGCTATGTTCAGCGTTGGATCCGTACAGAAGTCAATGGTAAGCCAGACACCAGTAACTTGAATCGCAAAGCTAATCAGGGATGGCGACCACGCTCGGCTACTTCGGTAGCGAAGGGTGAATTTGTCCCAACCATCAAATATGGCAAAAGTAATGTCATTGGTATGGAAGGGCTGATTTTAATGGAACGTCCTGAAAAACAGCATGCGGCACATGGGCGCTCGATCAAGCGCGATACAAAAAATCAAATGAGATCCGTGGATGAAAGTATGTATAAGGCCCATTCCGCTAATTCGGGAATGAGTGCGCCGGAGCGTTCTGGATCCTCACGGGTTGTAAGGGGTAAGAATCCTCGTGTTGCTGAAGATTAATAGTCTGACGCACCGTAGATTCAAGCCTTAAATTAATCGAGAGGTAATTTATTATGGCTAATGTAGACGGTGCTTTTGGCCTGCGTCCAAGTCGTCATAAGAGTGGTGGTTGCATTAAAAGCAACGATTACTCCATTGCATCTGCTTACGGATCCAATATTTTTATTGGTGACATTGTGGATATGACTGGAACAGGTACAAATATCGCGGTGGCTGCTGGTGGTAATGCTGATAACATCGGTGTTTTTGCTGGTTGTCGCTATGTAAACGCTCAAGGTGAGCAAGTGTTCAGTAAATACTGGCCTACGGGTACGGTTGCTACTGATATCGTCGCTTCTGTTTGGGACGATCCTGACATTATCTTTGAAGGTCAAACTGACACACTGGCGGAAGCTGATGTTGCATTACTGACTGACTGGGATGATGGCGCGGGTAGTGCGTTAACTGGTTTGAGTGGCCGCGAATTGGTTGCTTCATCTGGTGCAACAACTGGTCAGGCATTGCGTATTGTTCGCCTGGTTCCCCGTCCTGATAATGCTTACGGTACTTTCGCCAAAGTAGAGGTTATGTTCGCTGAACATGTCTTGAAAGGTGTAGTGTCCGGCGTAGGAGGTATCTAACCATGCCAATGAATAGAAGTCATTTCCCCAAAGACCTTGAAGAAGGTCTGAACGCTCATTTTGGTATGACATATCGTGAACTGCCTGAAGAATGGCGGCAGTTTCTTGATATTGAAAACTCCAAGAAAGCGTTTGAAGAAGATGTACTAGAAGTTGGTTTTGGTGCGGCTAGTGTTAAAGGCGAAGGTGAAGATTTTGCCGAAGATGCTGGTTCCCAGGGCTGGACTTCTCGTTATACCCACGAAACGATTGGCCTGATGTTTTCGATCACTGAAGAAGCGATTGAGGATAATCTGTACCAGTCTCAGGGGCCTAAGTATGCCCGTGCGCTTGCGCGTGCTATGAAGCATACCAAGGAAATCAAGGCTGCTGCGCTGCTGAACAATGCGACCAGTGGTTCTCACCTTGGCGGTGACGGTGTTGCATTACTGTCAACCTCCCATCCTTTACAGGGTGGCGGTGTCCAGTCTAATAAGCTGGCTACCCCTGCTGATTTTGCGGAAGCTTCACTGGAAGATCTTTTGATCCAGATCCGTAAATGTAAGGATGATCGCAACGTGCCTAAAGCGTTGTCTCCTAAACGCTTGATTCTGCCACCTGAATTGGAATACACCGGTATTCGTATTCTTAAATCAACTGGCCGTGTAAGCACTAGCGACAATGATATCAATGCCGTGCGCTCAAAAGGCGTATTCAACACCGATCCAGCGATCATTACTCGCTTGACCGATGCTGATCAGTGGTTCATCAAAACTGATTGTCCTGAGGGCATGAAGATGATCCAGCGCGTTAAGGTACAACGTGGTATGCAGACTAACTTCAAGACTGGCAATTACGAGTACAAGACTCGTGAACGCTATGTTCCTGGTTGGTCTGATTGGCGTTCATGCTTCGGCAGTGAAGGTAACACCTAAGCAATTAGGTAATACAAAAGGGGTCAGAATTGTCTGGCCCCTTTTTTTAATTATAGATTCCTGAACCAATAATGGCACAAAGGAAGTTGACGGCCTGACAAGGCCAGGAGCAAACAATATGTCTAATAATTATCCAGTAGGATCTCATTTTGCAGGCCCAATAAAATTGGGCGCGAGTTCTATGCTTACATCGACCGATATCGGTGGTATTAGTGCTGCTAAAACATTGTCTGCCGATGAAAGTAACGGCCAGACTTACGTTCTTGATCTCGCTGCTGGCGTTGCGATTACGCTACCAGCACCGACTAAAGGCTGGCGTACAAAGTTTATTGTTGGCGCAACCTTTATTACTACTGATTATGTGATTACGGCGGCCACGGCTGGCCAGCTTCAGGGTAGTATTACCGAAGCAGGTCTGGTGCAGCTTATCGCCGCGGCAGACACCATTAATCTGGAACTGGCTACAGCGGTTATCGGTGATTGGGTTGAATGTTCCTCAGATGGGACTTCAATATTTGTAGCTGGCCAAACTTCTGGCGCTACTGCTACTCCGGCTTAATTAATCTAATGAGTGACCCCTTTCGGGGGGTCGTTTATTTCTAACTTTGAGGATTAAATTATGTCACGACCAATCAATATCGCTATGACGATGGCGGTGTCTGATCCTAATGGGGTCGCACTGTCGCAAACGCCCGGTGGCGCGGGAGATTTAACCCTTGCGGGGGCGCTGGCCACTGATGGCGTGGCGACGATGGATTATGCCCGTCACATGCTGGTGACTTGTGCTGGCGCTGATGGTGGCCGGACGTTCACGTTCACTGGCACAGATCGTTACGGTAATGTGATTACTGAGGCGATTGCTGGCTCTGCTGGCACAACCACAACCGGAACCAAGAACTTTCTTACCGTTACTCAGATAGCAGTAGACGCGGCCACGGCTGGCGCTATTGAAGTGGGTACGGCTGACTCGCTGGATTCCAAATGGATCCCTTTAAATCATCACGTTCCAGAATTTAACGTGGGGATTAATTGCGCGGTATCTTCGGATATCAATGCGACCTATGGCGCTGAGACTACGATCTCGGACGTTCAAGCCGAGGGATTTAAGGAAGATGATGCAGCGGTGGTGGTTCATCCCACGATCACAGCAAAAACGGCGGCATTTCAAGCACAACAGGTTGTACCGATTGTGGCGATCCGCTTTAACGTAACGTCTTATCTGGCTGGCACGATTACAGCTAGTTTGATTCAGCCAACCTTTTAAGGAGAGATTATGAGCGCAACTAATGCAATGGCGGCGGCAATGCTGTCTCTGTACTTTGAAAACACGAATCACGCGAATATCGGTGATGGGGCCGGGTTGGTGAAGTCTACGGCTGATGGTGTTTTTTACATCAGTCTGCACACGGCTGATCCGGGTGAGACTGGCGATCAAACGTCCAGTGAAGCGACATTCACCAGTTACGCGCGTAAGTCTGTTGCCCGTGGTACAGCAACCTGGTCGGTGACAACGGCTGATCCGGCGGTAGCAACCAACGATGCAGCTATTACCTTTGTTGCCTGTACGGGTGGCACGAACACCATTACCCATTTTGGTATTGGTACGGATGCTTCTGCTGCTGGCAACTTACTGTTCTCCGGCGCTTTGGATTCCAGCCTGGCTGTCAGTAATGGCATTACCCCTGAGTTTGCAATCAATGCGTTAGATATCACTGCCGACTAATTTCACTGGGGGTATAAACGATGGCTTATACCCGGCTCGGCCCGTTAGGTTTTGGGATACATGACCTAACACCAGAAACAATCAGTATTTCTGGTACGGCCACGGTTAGTTTTGGTGAAACGGCCAATATTTATGACAAGGTAGCGGCTGACGCAGTTCCTTACACTCGGTTGGGGCCGCTTGGCTTCGGTATCACTTTCATTGAAGGTGATTCGATTGAGCCTGCGTCTGGTGTCATACCGCTAATATTCAGCGAGTCGGCACAGCTTGGCGGCGTTGGTGAGTTTATTGGTGTCGCAGCATTGGCTTATGGCCAGTCTGCTCAGATCGCGGCTAAGGGCGCTTTAGCAGGTACATCGACACTCAGTTTCGGTGAGTCTGCGCAGGCCCAGGCTAAAGGTGATTTATCGGGTGCAGCCGCATGCGTATTTGGTGAGTCTGCTCAGTTTATCGGTAGCGGTGTATTGTCCGGCGCGACCGGATTGGTATTTGATCGTGACACTCAGATCATTGCCGATGGTGCAATGGTCGGTACTGCTGCGATTGTTTATGGTGAATCGGCCCAATTAACGGGTGGTGCTGCACTTTCTGGTGCATCTGCGCTGCTCTTTGGTGAATCTGCGCAAGTAGAGGGAACCGGGGGATTAGCGGGAACCGAGCCATTTGTTTTCGGTGAGTCTGCACAAATACAGGCCAGCGGTGCGCTATCCGGTACTGCGCCGCTTGTATTTGATCGTGATACACAGGTCGATGCTGATGGGGCATTAGTCGGCACGGCAGCGATCGCATTTGCAGAATCGGCTCAGATCCAGTCAAAAGGTATATTGGCTGGTACGGTTGCGCTTGTTTTTGATCGATCCGGCCAGCTTAATGGTGAAGGGTTATTAAGTGGTACGTCTGCCTTAGTATTCGGCAAGTCTGCCCAGTTACCTGGTAATGGCGACCTGTCCGGTACTGCGCTGGTTACTTACGCAGAATCAGGACAAATAGCAGGCTCGGGCGCATTAGCGGGAACCTCGGCGTTATTATTTGACCAGTCTGGGTTTTTGGCCAGTGATACAGCCTTATCGGGTACGGCCAATGTCAGTTTTGGCGAATCCGCCCAGTTCAATGCCAAGGGTGATCTGGCTGGATCTTCTGCTTTATTGTTCGGAGAATCCGCACAGGTTTCTGGCACTGGCTCCATATCCGGTACATCGGCGCTGGTATTCGGTGAATCTGCCCAATTTATTGGTGATGGCCTCGCGGCCAGTGTCACGCTGGTTAGTTTCTCAGAATCCGCGCAGATCCATGCTACGGGCGCACTGTCTGGCACGGTTGATCTGGTATTTGATCGGGATACTCAAATACTGGCCGATGGTGCAATGTTGGGTACGACTGCACTTACCTTTGCCGACTCTGCTCAGATCCAGGCTGAAGGGGTATTAGCAGGCACAACGTCACTGATATTCGGTGAATCCGGTCAGATACTTGCTGATGGCGTACTGGCTGGATCCACGCCAGTCGTGTTCAGCGATTCTGCGCAGATTGTTGCCAATGGATCGCTTGCCGGGCAAACGGCTGTAACGTACTCAGAATCCGCCCAGATTGCAGGTAAGGTTGATGCTGCGGGTACAGCGGCGGTTGTTTTCTCAGAATCCGCGCAAATTGAAGGATCCGGCGCAATATCCGGTGTGGCTTCAATTGCCTTTGCTGATTCCTCCCAGATGCACGGCAATGGATCGCTGGCTGGCACAACGACTGTTACTTTTGCTGAATCCGCACAGTTTATTGGCGATGGCGTTCTGGAAGGTGCAGCGGCGTTATTGTTTGCGGAATCCGCCCAGTTAAGTGGCCTTTCCGATGGCGTTATTGCTGGCACAACAGCGGTCGTATATTCGGAATCTGCCCAGATTACTGCTGCTGGCGCACTGTCCGGCGCAGCCAGTATGGTGTTTGGTGGCTCTCCGAAGTTACACGGTGATATTCAGATATCTGGATCCGGTGCGGTTTCTTTTGGTGAGTCTGCTCAGTTAGAGCATAAGCTGAATGTTGGCGATCTTTCTGGCAAAAGTGTTTCAATATTTGATGCTGATAGCCAGTTAATCGGTTTTGGTTCGGTATCTGGCACAAGCACATTAACATTTGATTCCAGCACTGCGCCCGTTGTCATTACTCAAGTTTCCGGTTTGGCTGGATTTACATTTGGCCAATCGGCATTTTTATCAGGCAAAGAACAGATAGCTGGATCCACTTCGATACAGTTTTCATATTTTGCTGATATAGATTCTATTGGTGCAGCGGTTCAAGATCGGTTTGATTTTATCTTTTCAAAGATAATGCTGGAACCAGCGATTGAATCTGAAATTACCCTGGCGGCTGGACTGGATATATCGAAAACAGTTATCGATAACTCGTTAGATTTTTCTGACATAGCTAATGTTGCGGCTCTTGATTCTAATAAAGCAATGTTAGATCCTGTATTGGAATCATCGGCAACAATGGAAACACCATTAAGTTATCGAACTGCGATCAGTCGGCCAGCGATTGATCCTGAATTTACTTTATTAGCGGCAACCAGTTCATCGGGTGAGACACTTGATGGTGCGTTGATTGCTGACAGTATTGGTATTAATAATCCAACAAATACCAAGAAGCCAGCACTCGAAACAATAATTGATTTAACGGTGGGATTACACTAATGGCGCTAAAATTATATGTAGGGGCTAATGATAATATATTAACCCTCGCTGGACTGATGAATGAACTTGCGCAAACGTATATCAATAATGCGACTGTAGAAGTGACGCTTGTTGACGATGATGGTACGGAAGTTAGCGGTGAAACGTGGCCGCTAAATATGGGGTATGTTGCCGCTTCTAATGGAGATTATCAGGTGATTTTAACCGATACGCTTTCTGCTACCTTATCAAACGGGGAAGAACTTATTGCTCAAATTAATGTTAATGCTGGTGTTGGTTTGAATGGTTACTGGGAAGTGAAAATCAATACTGCAAAGAGGTTACGATAAATGGTCGCAATATCTGCTTTTGTTGATGATGTGCTGGATGATGTAGAGGACTGCAACCCATACGCGGCCATAAAAGCAATTCGTGCTGCCATGATCGAGTGGTGCAAGATCACGGAATGCTGGCAGTACGATCACGACAACATTACGTTGGTTGCAACTATCAATGAATTAGATTTAAGCATACCGGATGGGGCCAGGTTGCGGCGCATTACCAATATGGTGAATTCAGAAGGTCTTGAAGTTATTGAGAAGGATGATCGCTGGCTTGACAAGAATGTACTGAACTGGCGCACGGTGACTGGTGATGGTGGTTCAATTAAATACTTCAATCAAAAAACACCAACTGAAGTCATTGTTTCTTCTGTTCCGGCCACGACCACTATAAACGGTCTTACGGGTGTGCGTATGGTGTTGGTTCCTACCCAGGACAGTACGGAAGTTTCGGATATCCTTTATGAAGATTACAAGGATGATATTGCTGATGGCGCTAAGTATCGACTGCTGCGCCAGAAGGGTAAGCCGTGGTCAGATCCAGAAAAAGCAGAGGAATACAACCTTTCCTTTGATAGCAGAAAACGGGATGCACGATGGATTGCCAATAAGGGTATGTCTGGCGGCGTTCTTAATGTTTCAGGCCATGATTACAATGCTGGCACTCGCGTACAAGATTGGTATGAGGATGATAACGTATGAGTACGATCACTGGTCAAGAGTTAGTAAACCGATGTGCGGTGGATCTTAAAGATCCTAATCACTTGACATGGACTTCTGTAGATTTAATGGGTTATCTAAACGCGGCCCAACGAGCAGTT